TGCGGTGGCGAGGAACTGCTGAAGTCTCGCGGCTGGGTTAAGACCAAAGCGGGTTGGGTATCACCACAACGCGCAGCGCACGACAAACGCCGTGGAGTTTGAGCGGCTGATGAAAAACCGGGATGCGCCGCATATTGATTACGGCGCGTTCCTTGGGCTGCTGCCGAACAACCCTAAAATCACGCCGTGCAACATCGACGGCATTATCGAGAGGAGGGGAAAATTCCTTGTGCTTGAGTGGAAGCGCCAGAACGAGGCCATGTCCGAAGGACTGCGCCGAACTTTACAGGCGCTCGCAGGCACACCGGGGTTTCAGGTGTGGGTGGTGCGAGGCGATACCGACGATGGGCTTAACATCGGCAGTTTCTGGTTCGTGCCGCCATCTGGTAACCCCATGAAGTTGGGCGAGGGCGTGGACGAGTTCATCACCGCCTACCGGCTCTGGTACGAATACGCCGACGGGCAACCTTGATGCGTTACGCCGCGCGTCGGGATGCTAACGATGCCGCCATCACCGAAGCCGTCCGGGCGGCAGGGTTCACCGTCCATGACCTTGGGTTAGCCGGTCAGGGCGTCCCCGATAAACTGGTGGTCGCCCCCGGCTTTGCTGCCTTCCTCGAAATCAAGACCCCGAAGGGCAGGCTGAGGCAGGGGCAGGAACGCTTCAAGGAGGCGTTTGAGCCGCTCGGGATGTGGTATCTGGCCCGTGACCCTGCCGAAACGGTGGCGTGGCTTCAGGCGCGGCTAACGACGACCCAGAAGCCCTGACCCATCAACTGGTGGTGCTGAAGGTGGTGGATGTGGAACTTCTCGCAGAGGCGCGGTAGCCACCAACGCGCCGGCTGCTGGATTAGGTGGGCATTACGACCGTCGGGCAGCACTTTTCCCGCCGCTCCGGTGTGGACGCTGAAAAACCCGATTCGGGGCATGATGACCGCCAGTTCGTTCAGCACGGCATCCAGCCGGTCGGGTTCGATGTGCTCAAGGACATCAATGCAGCAGACCATATCGGCCTCTACGGGCGGCCCGTACTCGGGGAAGGCGGGGTCATAGGGGTAATACCCCAAGTCCAGCCCAGCGCCCTGTAATGCGGTCTGGAGGTGCTTCTTTCCCGCGCCGTAATCCGATATGGACTTGACCCCGTTATCCACAGCCAGTTTGGCAACGAGCGGGGCGAAGGCGAGGGAGGCGACCCCGTAGTTAGGATTTGTGTGCAGTTCGACCTGCTGCGCCCGATAGGCCTCGGAAATGGTGTCCATGCTTGCATTGCTCCCTGTGGGGGTCTAGAGTCATGCTAACCCAAAGTGGGGGAAAAAATGGCCGCTCACGAGAAAAATGTTGCTTTGTTCGTCGGCACGATGCTGCACAGCGCGACCATTACGCATTTCCAGCATCTCGCCACCAAGTCCTACGCCCAGCACAAGGCGTTGCAGAAATACTACGAGTCCATCCCGGACAGCGTGGATGCCTACGCCGAGGCGTATCAGGGTCGTTACGGCCTCATCACCGGCTACGATGTCGAGTTCCACAAGCACCGCGACCCCAAAGCGTATGTGAAAGGGCTGCTGAACTTCCTCGACGAAATTAAGCCGACGCTGCCGAAGGATACCGACCTCGTTAACCTATTCGATGCGGTGGTTAACGATGTCACCAGTCTCAAGTACAAACTCGAAAACTTGAGTTAACGATGGCAAAAACCAACGAAAACAAAAAGCCGCAACCTTCAAGGGTGGCGGCTGCGCTGCGTTATTTGGAGGACATGGGCCAAAGGTTAACTAGTCTTGATGCCCCTCGAGACGAGAGCGTTGCTGACATTGCCGCAGACATCGCGCTCGGATTTACCCCGTTGCAATACCCGCAGGCCGCGAGAGATTTTGAAAGAGCGCGCCGCGAGAACGACCCGTTGGGAATGGGGCTGGCAACTTTGGCCGCAATTCCTGTTGTAGGCGGCGTAGCAAAAGCCGCTGGAAAAGCAAGAAAAGGGTCTGACATTGCCGAGGCGCTTGTAACACGGGCCAAACGCAGAGTTGGGACAACTGGGCAATATGTAGGAGCGCCGCCGGGGGTTGATTCTCCGCAAAAACTTGGCGCAATGGTCAACAATTATGTAAACGCCATGCAGGAAGGACTGCCGGGGCGCAATTTTTATGTTGATAGCAGCAAGGATGTATTCGCAAGAACAGGGAACAATCCAATCGAAGCCGATTTATTTAATCAAAACCTTGCTGCGTTAAGTCGTGCAAACAATGTCGCCGGTAATACGGCAATGTCTGCAAAAGGGCATATCCAAGCCGTGACGGGTGAGCCAGTTCTTACGGGTAGATTCCCCTCGAGAGACAGCCCTCCCTTGCAAGCAATGTATGACGCTGGTCAAGCAGATTATCTCGGGCATAAGCGTGACCCGTTTGCCACGCAACTAGGCGTTGCATATGCGCCGGAACGGATTGGCCGCGGCGTTAACGATATGCACGAAGCGGAATTGATGGGGTATCCATCAGGCGCTGTTGGTGGCGCGACCCAGCACGCATTTATGGACGAAATTCGACAACGCGCAATTGAGCGCGCAAACCGTGAAAAGTTAGGCGGTTTCAGCGATTGGAACACCGGCAACGCACAAGCGGCGGCATGGTCGGGAAACAAAATTAGGCGCGGCGATATTTTGCCGGGAGAAGCGGCGCGGTCGTATGCCGACTATTTGCCCCTGCAAGAGGCTAATGCAACCTACGAGGCGGTCAGTTCGCCGGCGACGGGCCATCTGCAAGGATTGCTGAACGCGCCATTTGACACGCGGTCGGCTTATACCGCGGATGTTCGTGGTTCATGGAACACCAGCCCGTCAGGTCGCGATATAGGCTACACGGCGGCTAGAATGTTGCCGGGAGAAACTGTTAACACCGTAGGCAGATTTAAAGACACCGCCAACCCTGCAATGGTGGCGCGTCCCGTAACCGGAACCTACACCACGGCAGACAAATCTCGCGCCCTAACGCCGGGGTCTGTGCAAGCACTAAACGCAGTAGAAGCGGCCCGAGCGTATTTTGATGTTCAAGAGGCTGGCGCATGGCACAAGTTACTGCCTGCAAAGTCAGCCGCAGATTACTCTGGAGCATCCATTGACTTGGGTAAAAACATGACTCAAGCGGACATGGAGCGTATTGCTCCTCTGTTTGAGCAACGAGGTTATTACCTTGCAAGTGCGCCAAACGGCATAACAATTCTTGCAAACGAAGGCACAGCGCAGGGTGAAAAGTTTGCGAAAGAAGTGCGTGATATCGTAAAGAAAAACCCAGAGGCGTTTGGCAAAACAGAAATTGACTTTGGACGCGCCGAGACTGGATACATTGATTACGGGGACGCTTACCGCAGCAACACTCCGGGTGCGGTTACTGCGCGAATGCTTCAGATGATGGAACAAGCGCCCATGACGATGAAAAATTTAGATGTAAACCCTGCATATCGAGAAACCGTTGCAGCAAGAAATGCTCGGGACATTGATTACGCCGCAAAAGGATTTGGCGTTGCTAGAGAAGATGTGATTCGCGCCAGAAACATTTTCAAGGCAGAAGGGTTTGAGGGTTTGAGGAAAGCCGCAAAAGCGGGAATTGTTCCTGCGGTACTTGCAACATTTGGCGCACAGCAAATGCTTTCGGAAAACGAGGAAAAAAGATGAAACTTGGCAAGTCTGCAAAAAGTGCAGCGCAGTTAACATGGAAACAGGAGCGTTCCGACAAACGGTGGGAACGCCGTGCCGATATGCTGATGTTCAAATTTTCCCATGTGTCGGTCATGCTGCCGTCGCAGATAACGCACCTTAACGCTAACCGAGGCATTGCGGCGTAACGGTAAACAGAAGTAAACTGTTCACATGGTTAACGAAGGTTCTTTCAAAAAGGGCAGAAAGGGTGGCCCCGGTAGACCGAAGGGCGTGCCTAACGAGTCAACGCAACTGGCTAGAGAAGCCATTGCGCGATTTGTAGACGGCAACGCAGGTCGGCTACAGGGTTGGCTCGACGAGATACACGCAAACAAGGGCGCAGAGGCGGCGTTTAAGTGCTTCAGCGACTTGCTTGAATACCATGTGCCTAAACTCGCACGGCACGAACACAGCGGCGTAGATGGCAAACCGCAGGAACTGAACATCCGTTGGGGCGAACCCAAGTAATGGCAAAGGGCGACCATCGGTATCGCCGGTCATTGTGGGATAGGTTCCACGATAAGGTCATGCCCGAGCCGAACACGGGCTGTTGGCTTTGGACGGGCGCAACGAAAGAACACGGATACGGGGTCATTGGCCTCGGTCGCCGCGATGAGGGAACCGCGAAAGCGCATCGAGTAGCATGGCGGCTTTACAAAGGTGATATTCCTCAAGGCGAGTGCATATTGCATCGTTGCGACCAGCCGTTTTGCGTTAACCCAAGCCATCTGTTCTGCGGAACGCTGTCGGACAATATGAAAGATTGCGTGCGTAAGGGCCGCAACTTTACGCCAAACAATCGTGGTCGCAATGCAAAATGGGCGCGGTTAACAGAAGATGCTGTGAAGGACATTCGTGCAAAAGCGTTGTCAGGCATTGAATATGCAAAAAAGTATGGCGTAAGCAAAAGCGCGATTTACCAAGTTTGGCGCGGGAAAAATTGGGCATGGATGTAGTCCTGCCATACAACCCTCGAAAGGCGTTTTTGCCTTTTCATGATAGGAGCAAGCGGTGGGCGTGTTTAGTTGCCCACCGCCGCAGGTGCGGGTAAAACCGTTGCTGCAATCAATGACATTATCCGCGCCGCTATCATGTATCAGGGGCCAAATGGTCTATTTGCGTATGTTGCCCCTTACGCCAACCAAGCACGCCGCATCGCATGGGACTATTTTAAGTTTTATGCAAAACCCCTTATCGTAGATGCCAACGAACAGCAGATGACGCTGACATTGGTTAACGGGGTCAAAATCAGTTTGTTTGGGGCCGACAACGCTGATGGGCAAATCCGAGGCTTGGGACTATCGGGCGTGTACATGGACGAATTCGGCGACTTTAAGCCGAGCGTCTTTGGCAATGTCATCCGGCCTGCGCTCTCCGACAAACAAGGCTGGGCTGTGTTTGCCGGTACGCCGAAGGGCAAGAACCAGTTCTGGGACATTTACGAGACGGCACGGCGCATCCCAGACGAGTGGTTTGTCCTGCGCCTGCCTGCCAGCGAATCAGGCTTGCTGCCCCAGAGCGAACTCAACGCGGCAAAGGCGCAGTTGTCGGAAGACCAGTACCTCCAAGAGTACGAGTGCAGTTTCGAGGCGGCTATCCTCGGCGCGTTCTTCGGCACAGAGATGCGGCAGGCAGAGCCGCGTATTAACGAGCGTGTAGTCTTTACGGAGGGGTATCCGGTACATACCGCATGGGACTTGGGGTATCGAGACGACACCGCGATATGGTGGTATCAGGTCGTGGGCGGCGAGGTGCGCGTCATCGACTTCTTCGCCATCTCGGGTGCAGACATCCGCGCCATTGCGGAGGTAGTCGTTAACAAGGGTTACACCTACGGCAAGCATCACCTGCCGCATGACGCACGGGCGAAGTCGCTTCAAACGGGGCGCAGCATCGTAGAACAGTTGGCTGACCACCTCGGCATCAACCATTTGTCTGTGGTGCCAAACATCGGCTTGCAGGATGGAATCCAAGCAATTCGTCAAATGTTGCCCCGAACTTGGTTCAATTCCGTAAAATGTGGCGACGGAATTGAGGCTTTACGCCAGTATCAGCGGGAGTATAGTGAAGACACGAAAGCGTTCAGGGCATCACCCCGACACGATTGGACATCACACCCTGCCGACGCTTTCCGTATGTTAGCCGTTGCGTGGAGGGCTGAACCGTCCGCGCAGAGGCCGTTAGAGAGCAAGACCTTGATTGTTGGGCCACAGAATGAGGTCACGCTAAACGATATGTGGCAGGTTCACGAGCGTAGCGTCTCAAGGAGGGCGCGAATATGAGTGGCGTAAATCTTCCGTATCAATACCCCTACGAGACGGTCGCCGTTTCGCAGACCGCGCAGGTGCTTGGCACTAATGGCGCAGCCAACGACTACCTGCATCGCATCGTGGTGACTGTCTCGACCGCTGCATCGTCCACGGTCAGCATCATCGACGGCAGCACGACCGTCCTCGCCATCCCGGCTAACACCCCGGTTGGCGTGTATAGCCTCGACCTTGGCCTCAACGCGGCTACCGGCCCGTGGAAGGTCACGACGGGTGCAGGCGCTGCCGTGCTGGCAGTTGGACTGTTTAGCAAATGAACCGTAAGCCCGGACTCTACGCCAACATCCTAGCGAAGCAGGAGCGCATCAAGGCTGGCTCCGGCGAGAGGATGCGAAAGCCCGGAGAGGCTGGTGCGCCGACCGCAAAGGCGTTCCGCGAGTCTGCCAAGACCGCTAAACCAGAGAAAAAGGGTTACTGATGAGCGCAGCGTGGCAGCGTAGCGAAGGCAAGAACCCGAAGGGTGGTCTCAACGCCGCTGGTCGCGCATCGTATAAGCGTGAGACGGGTGGCACCCTCAAGCCCCCGGTGAAGGGCGGCGACAATCCTCGCCGCGCATCGTTCCTCGCACGCATGGGCAACATGGCTGGGCCGATGAAGAAGAACGGCAAGCCGACACGCCTTGCGCTTGCGCTGCGTGCTTGGGGTGCGTCGAGCAAGGAAGATGCGAAGGCAAAGGCTAGAGCCATCTCTGCGCGAAACAAGAAGGATTGACAGATGGACGAGCGCGTTAGTCAAGAACTTGAGAAGTACCTGCGAGTCATCGGCACCTACGAGAATGAGTTTGCCAAGTGGCAGGCGCGGGTAAAGAAACTCGTCAAGCGTTACCGCGACGACACCAGAGGCTCGGGCGGCAACGAAACCGCCAAGTTCAACATCCTCTGGAGCAATGTCCAGACGCTCATCCCTGCCGTCTACGCCAAACTGCCAAAGGCTGATGTAAGCAGACGCTTCGGCGATAACGACCCCGTTGGGCGTGTCGCTGCACAATTGGTCGAACGCGCCATCGACTTTGAGATTGAGCACTACCCCGATTTCCGCTCGACCATGAAATACGATGTCGAGGATAGGTTCCTCGGCGGTCGAGGCACGGCATGGGTGCGGTACGAGCCGCATGTTGCCCCCATTGGCATTGAGGACGATGGCGTATCCATTACCTCTGCCATCGAACAGGGCGAGGGCGCACCGCCGCCGCTTGAGCAGATTGAGTACGAACGCGCCCCGGTCGATTATGTCCATTGGAAGGACTTTGGACACTCACAGGGCCGCACTTGGGAAGAGGTGGGTCAGGTATGGCGCTGGGTCTACATGACCCGTGAGGCGCTTGTAGAGCGTTTTGGCGAGGAAATGGCGCGTCAGATACCGACTGACCAAGGCCCGGAGACGCTCAACGCCTACCGCGACAGCAAAAGGCAGTACAACCTCGCCAAAATCTGCGAACTCTGGGACAAGGAGACGCTGAAGGTCTACTGGTTGTCGAAGGGTATGTCGCACTTCATTGATGTGCGTGACGACCCGCTCAACTTTGAGGGGTTCTTCCCCTGCCCGAAGCCGCTTTACGCCACGACGACCTCGGACAACCTTGTACCTGTCCCCGACTTCGTGCTGTACCAAGACCAAGCGATGGAGTTGGACATCCTTTCTGACCGCATCGATGGTCTGGTCAAGGCGCTGCGTGTGCGCGGCGTGTACGATGCCAGCCAACCGGCGTTGCAGCGGCTGATGACCGAGGGCGACAACAATGCCCTCATCCCGGTGGACAAATGGGCGGCGTTCAGCGAGAAGGGCGGCTTGAAGGGCAGCGTTGACCTGTTGCCGCTCGACACCATCGCGCAGGCGCTCATCCAATGCTATCAGGCACGCGCTGACATCAAGGGTCAGATATACGAAATCACGGGCATCAGCGACATCATCCGTGGTCAATCTGCGGCCTCGGAGACGGCGACGGCGCAGCAAATCAAGGGTCAGTACGCTGGCCTGCGCCTGCGGTCGATGCAGGAAGATGTGGCGCTCTTCGCAACCGAGGTCATCAGGCTCAAGGCGCAGGTGATGTGTATGCGGTACCAGCCGCAGACCATCCTCGCCTACTCTGCCGCAGAGCAGATGTCGGACGCTGACAAGGCGCTCATCCCGCAGGCGTTGCAACTCATCCGCGACAAACCGCTGCGTAACTTCCGCATTGACATTGCCGCTGACAGCCTCGTGCAGATTGATGAGGTGCAAGAGAAGCAGGACAGGCTCCAATTCATGCAAGCCTTCGGCGGTTTCTTGCAGCAGGCGCTGCCGGTTGGTCAAGCCTCGCCGGAACTTGTCCCGGTGATGATGGACTTGCTCAAGTATGGCGTGCAGGCGTTCAAGGCGGCGCGTCCGCTTGAGGGTACTATTGACGCTGCAACGGAGCAGTTGAAGCAGATTGCCGCGCAGCCCCGTGAGAACCCCGCCGCGCAACAGGCGCAGATGGAGGCACAGGCTGAACAGGCCAAGTCGCAGATGCTCATGCAGATTGAGCAAGCCAAGTTGCAGCAATCGGCGCAGGTCGAGGCGCTCAAGGCGCAGAATGACCAGCAACTAGAGCAGATGAAGCAGCAGTTTGAGGCGCAACTTGCACAGCAGAAAATCGCCGCAGACCAGCAAATGGCGAAGTACAAAGCCGACTTGGACGCTGCCACAAAGGTCATGGTCGCCCGTATCTCGGCTAACCCCGGCCTTGACATCCCCGCTCTGGAGCAGCAGCAAGCCGTCACCGAGCGCGTCATGCAGGACATGGGCGGCGAGGTAAGGCAAGCGATGCAGAACCTCGTGGCGCTCTACGGTCAGATGGCATCGTCCAACGACGAGAACATGAAGGGCGTGCGTACTGCCCTTGCCACGCTGACTGCCCCCAAGCGCATCGTGCGCGGCCCTGATGGGCGTGCGGTGGGCGTGGAGGCGGTGCAGCAAACTCTTGAACTGGAGCCGCGACTGCAATGATTACGACGACCAAGGGGATGATGGACGAAGCCCTGCTGGATAAGCGCGAGGGCGAGGTCGATAACGACCACGAACATACCCGCTGGGTAGAATACTGGCATGAGGGCGAGTTGGTGCATCGGTCTGTCCATGTCCACCTAAAGGAAGCCCCGGCCCTCTTTGGCGAACTGGAGAAATTCTGATGCCTAACACGCAGGCAATGTGTACCTCGTTTAAGGTTGAAATCCTCGGCGGCGTACACGCCATCGGCACCCCGCCTACTCGGGCAAACACCAATAAAGACACCTTCAAGGCTGCGCTTTACCTTGCCAGCGCAACGGTTAACGCTGCCACGACCGCTTATAGCGCGACTGGGGAGGTGTCGGGCGCGGGGTATACCGCAGGCGGCATCACCGTTTCCAACGCCACAGCGCCCACCTCAACGGGAACCACGGCGTATTGGACACCCTCTGCCTCGCTGACCTATACCGGGGTGACCCTGACCACGGCGTTTGACGCTGTGTTGATGTACAACAGCACGCAGGCCGACAAAGCGGTAGCGGTCTACACCTTTGGGTCGCAAACGGTAACGGCGGGTAACTTCATCCTCACGATGCCGACCAACGATGCGTCAACCGCGCTTCTGCGGATTGCGTGATGAGTCGTGGCAAAAGGGCCGTGGAACACAGGTACATGGGATGACGCGCAATGGGACAGCCTCCCGGTCACCAGCGTCACCGGAACCGGCGGCGTTGGTAGCCTCGGCACCCAGCAAAGCGTCACGCTCACGGGCAACGCTGCAACGGGTGCGACGGGAAGCGTCGGAGCAAGCCTTGAGACGGGCCTTACGGGTGTCAGCGCCGTTGGAGTCGTTGGAGATGAAACCGATTCGGTCGAGGTTGCCCTTTCCGGTCTGGGAGCATCTGGTCAAACAGGTGTTGTTAACCTTCAAGGAGAGGTTGCGCTTGCCGGTGAGCAGGCATCTGGTCAAACAGGAGTTATCAACCCTCAAGGACAAGTTGCACTCACGGGCGTGGAAGCAACCGGAGCAACCGGCACCCTCACCGCCTCCGTCCAACCCATCATCGTCATCGGCGATTCCCACGAAGGCGATAAGAAGCGCAAGAAGCATTGGGAAGAAGAGCAAGAAAAACGCGAGAAGCGCAAGCAAGAGTTAATCTCGGTTTACGAGCAACTGCTTGAGGCACGCCCAGAGATTGCTGAAACGATTGTAGAGCCGCATATAACTGTTAACATCGCACAACCAACAATTAACTGGGACTCCCTGTTAACTGACATTGATAGGGTTGAGCGATTGATGCGAGAGCATCAGGAAATGGACGACGAAGAAGTATTGTTGCTGCTATGAAACGAACTTATGTAATGGTTGACGGTGAGTTTGTCGAGCGCAAGCGTGACGCAAGCGGTCGGCATCACTACATCATGCCGGACATCGCGCCGTACAAGTCGATGATTGACGGGCGCATGATTACCTCCCGTTCGCAGCATCGTCTGCACCTGAAGGCTCACGGCTGCGTCGAGGTTGGCAACGAAGACCCGACAAAGTTCGTCAGCAAGCAAAAACCCAAGAACAATCGAGTGGATGTGCTGCGTCACCAGTTGTCCAGCATGACCCACTCGGATGCCAACAAGTTGTTGTCGCGGTTGCGCGATGAAATCCGATTTACCCACGACCCCCACAGGAGACGGTAATGGAACAGGCCCCACAGGCAGAGACGCTCGACCGCAAGGAGTTGCTCGAACAGCAGTTTGAGCAGAGCGAACAAACCCCTTCACAGGGGCGGGACGAGCAAGGCCGCTTTGCGGAGGTTCAAGAGCAACCCGTAGAAGCCGCCGAGGAACCTGTGTGGCGCAAGCCGCCTGCTTCGTGGAAAAAGGAATATCACGAGCATTGGGCAAAGGCTGACCCCAAGATTCAAGAATACGCTTGGCAACGCGAAGAACAGATGAAGCGCGGCGTAGAACCGTTGCTTTCCAAGGCGCAGTTTGCCGATGCGATGAATCAGGCGTTGGAGCCGTACCTGCCGACCATTCAGGGGCTGGGTCTGAAGCCGGAGCAGGCGGTTGCCGCTCTCGCGCAGGCCGATTACACGCTGCGTAATAGCCCCCCGGCGCAGAAGATGCAGTACCTGACGCAATTGGCTGCGTCCTACGGCATCAACCTTAACCAAGTCATGCAGGGTGGTCAGCAGACCGCCCAACCCTCCGTTGACCCGATGGTGTATCAGTTGCAGAACGAACTGAACACCGTCCGTGGCGAGGTCATGGGGTGGAAGCAACAGCAGGAGATGGCTGAAAACCAAACCTTGCTAAACGAAATCAACAGTTTCTCGATGACGGCTGAACACTTTGAGGAAGCGCGTCCGACGATGATTCAGTTGCTCCAATCTGGGGTGGCTGAAACGCTGGACGATGCTTACGAAAAGGCAATTCGGCTTGATTCGGATTTGTTTGACAAAGTGCAATCGGCCCGACAGGCAGAGGTTTCACAGCGTCAGGCAACAGAGAAGAACCGTGCGGTGAAAATTGCACGGGCTGCTGCGGTTAGCGTCAGAGGTTCCACACCCGGAACTAACACGGCTCCCAAGGCGCATAGTCGCCGCGCAATGTTGGAAGAAGCGTTTGAAGAATCCAACTCGCGGTTGTAACCAACTGATATAGGAGCATTGAAATGGCTTATGCCAATTCCAGTATCAGCGACATTATCGCTACTAACATTCAGAGCCGTAGCGGTGAACTCGCTGACAACGTGACGAACAACAATGCGTTGCTTCGTCGTCTGAAGGAGCGCGGAAATGTGAAGACATTTTCGGGCGGTTCAACCATCCTTCAGGAAATCATGTACAATGATAATACGACAAATAATACAAGTTCCTATTCTGGATACGAAGTATTGAATGTCGGCCAGAACTCGCCCATCTCTGCGGCGCAGTTCAGCATCACGCAGTACGCGTCTGCTGTGTCCATCTCGGGTCTGGAGATGATTCAGAACTCGGGTAAGGAAGCCATCATCGACCTGCTTGACGGTCGTATGGAGGTTGCCGAGGCGCAACTGGCGAACCGCATCAGCGGTGACCTGTACGGTGACGGCACCGGCAACGCGGGTAAGAACCTCACGGGTCTTGCTGCTGCTGTGCCGGATAGCCCGTCAAGCGGCACCTACGGCGGCATCAACCGTGCGGTGTGGTCGTTCTGGCGTTCGGTGGCCTTCTCGGCTACGACCGACGGCACGGGCGCTGTCACTAGCAGCAATATCCAAGGCTACATGGATTCGGTTGCGGTGCAGTTGATTCGTGGTACTGATAAGCCTGACCTCATCGTTGCGGACAACAACTACTATCGGCTGTACCTCCAGAGCCTTCAGGCCATCCAGCGCATCACGGACTCCGGTTCGGGTATGGCTGGCGCTGGCTTCGCCTCGCTGAAGTATTTCGGCGCTGGCATGGCTTCGGATGTGGTGCTCGATGGTGGTATTGGTTCGTCGTCGTATAACGGCGGCGTGGGCAATGCCAACCACATGTGGTTCCTCAACACCAAGTACCTGATGTTCCGCCCCCACAAGGACAGAAACTTTGTCCCGATTGGCGGCGACCGTCAGGCTGTCAACCAAGACGCTATCGTGAAACTGATTGGCTGGGCGGGTAACCTTACCTCGTCCGGCCCGCAGTTCTGCGGCGTGTTGATTAACTGATAGGGGATACGAAAATGACTGTTATTGTTAACGGGTTTGCGTACCCTGCTCTCGGTAATACCGACTCGACCGCTGCCATTAATCCCGGCACGGTCGTGACGCTCGATGATGGTGGTTTGGCGGTGTATGTGCAGGCGGCTTCGGCTATCTCGCAGTACAACGCTGTTTGCATCCCTGCAACCAACATTGTGACCAACGCAACGACTGCGCGTGTTGCCAATACAAAGCGTATTGGCTTCGCGCAGGTGTCGATTGCAAGTGGTTATTATGGTTGGGTGCAGTTGGGCGGCTTCGTGCGGGTGAATGTGTCGGCTTCCTGCCTCCCGGCGGTTGCCCTCTACACCACCAGCACCGAAGGCCGGTTGGATGATGCCACCGTGTCGGGCGCTCTGGTCGCTGGCGTGGTCACGGAAGTGACTGCCTCGGCTACCTCGGCTATGACTGCGATTGCAGCGTTCACCATGGTTATCCCGGTTCCGTCTAACGCGACCCCGTAACCATGCAAAAACTGGAACTCACGGTGCAGGCGGCTGGCAAACCGGAGGAACTCTGTTCCAACATTCGCTCGTCGCTTGCCCGTGGGTTGCCAGAGTTGGCCCCCGCTCTCTGCACCCACGATGGAACATTCGTGTGTGTAGCGAGTGGGTGGTCAATGCCTAGTTTCGTAGAGGACATCCGGGCGCAGCGACAGGCCGGTCGCCCGATTGTCGCTGTAAAGGCCGCACACGACTTCCTGTGCGAGAACGGCATAGAGCCTGACCTGTGGCTTAACCTCGACCCCCGTGACCGCACAAGCGGTATACAGCGCCATAACGCGCACACCACCTACCTCGTTGCCTCCCGCTGCCCCCCGGTCACCTTCGACACGCTGAAAGAGCGCAAGGTCGTCCTGTGGCACTCATGGGCTGAAGGGCCGGAGATGAAGGCGCTGGGCGGTGGCAAGTTGGCGGTCGGCGGCGGCACCACCTCGGGGATGCGTGCCATCAACATCGGTTACCTGCTGGGCTTTCGCAACTTTGTGTTGTACGGATACGACAGTTGCAACAGGCCTGACGGCATCAAGCGGTTTACCGGCGAGATGACCGGCCCGACGATGGATGTTTATGTGGGCGCAGAAAAGCGCAAGTTCACCTGCAATGCTGCGATGGCGCAGCAGGCAAACGAGTTTCAGATGATTTACTCCGTGATGCCAGAAATCACGGTTGAGGCTAAGGGGCCGGGGTTGATTGCCGCCATCATCGAAGAGCGCCGCAAGATGGCGTTGGCTGCTTGAGATGGCGATACCCTCACGAGTGCTAGGCGCAGGGGTAGACAGCCTCAAGACTATCTCCATCTGCGGTGACGGTGCAGATGGCATCACAGCGGCGGGTACCTCTGCCGGTAACGCAACTAGTCTGGTTGCAGTTTTTAACGCTGTTAGTACCGCTGCGGCTTCTACTGGCGTAAAATTGATGAAGTGTGAAATGGGCGCAGTTGTTTTTATTGTTAACTCCGGCGCACATACTTTAACAGTTTACCCGTTTGATTCAGATGCAATAAACAACACAACATCTGCATCAATAGCGCAAAATCATTCAAGCATATTTTTTGCTGTATCTAACACAAATTGGTACAGCATCAATGGCGAACGCAATTAATCCCCACAGGAGTAAACGACGATGCCTCTAGATAGCGACATTTTCAACGCGGACGAGCAACTCCAAGTCGAGTTCTACATCGCAAAGGATGTAGACCCGAAGTGGGACGGCAAGCCGTTTGTGCGTATCAACATTCCCGGCGACAAGACAACCATCATCGAACAGCCGATGAATGAAGACCACAAGAAGCGGTTTCCGCGTCAGTATCTCTATTTCCAGATGAAGCAAAACGAGCAGGATGCCCCCGCAATCGGCACCTCGCTTGATGTCTGGTTTACCGATGGCAACGGCGACATTACCCGTGGACACATTGAAGAACTTCGCATCCTGAAGTTCCAGACCGTAGAGCAGATTGCCAACGCATCCGATTCGCAGTTGCAGCGCATCGGCATGGGTGGCCCCGGTTTGCGTGAGAAGGCGAAAGCGTTTCTTGCAAAGCGGAATCGCTCGGAAACCGAAAACCAATTGGACGACACCAAAAAACAACTGGCAGAACTTCAGGCGCAGATGGCAGCGTTGATGACGCGCAAGGCTGGTCGCCCGAAGAAGGAACCCGTTGCGGAGAGTTAACGAATGAGCACCACAACCATGTTGGCGTTGGTTCAGCAGGTCACCGCTGAACTGGGTTTACCGATACCGGCTACGGTGGCGGGTAACCCCAATCAGGATGTGGTGCAGATTCTTGCACTGATGAACGCCTCGGGGTACGAGTTGATGCGGCGTGCTGATTGGCGCGAATTGACCAAGCAGCACACCTTCTACACCGAGGCCATTAGCACCACGGGTACATGGACAACCTCGGCATATACCATTACCGGCATCCCCGATACCTCGCTCATCGACTCGACCTATCAGGTGCAGGGCGTTGGCATCCCCAATGCCACCTATGTGACGGGCGTGCTGTCTTCCTCGGCTGTCTCCATTAACTACGAGCCAACAGAGGCGCAGGTCAACGGCGGTTTGGTGTTCCAGAAGGTCAAGTATAACTTGCCCTCGGACTACTACAGCAGCGTCAACCGCACGCATTGGGATAAGAGCAAGCGTTGGGAGATGCTTGGCCCAGAGTCGCCGCAACAATGGGAGTGGCTGCTCTCGGGCTACATCTCGACCGGCCCCCGCATCCGTTACCGCTTGCTCGGCAAATACTTCCAGATTTGGCCCGGAATGAACGCTGGCGAGTTGCTCGGCTTCGAGTACCGCAGCAACGCATGGGCAGAAAGCGCGGCGGGTGCTGCCAAGACTTCGATGACGGCAGACACCGACACCTGCATCTACCCCGACCGCGTGATGGTGCTGTCTACCAAACTCAAGTATTTTGAGGCGAAAGGCTTCGATACAACCGCCATTTTCCGCGACTACCTCGCTGAACTTGAGACGGCTGTCGCACAGGATACGGGCGCTGCCAACCTCTCGTTTGCCCCGCGTCCCGGCACGGTGCTTATCGGCTACGACAACATCCCTGACAGCGGCTACGGGTACGAAAACTGATGACTGTTTCTCGTCGCCTTGTCCAACGCGCTGCGGCAAATGTCGCAAGCCTGCCGTCGCCCGTGGGCGGTTGGAACGCTCGGGATTCTCTCGCCAACATGGCACCCACGGATGCCGTGCAGTTGGACAATTACTTCCCCGGCGTATCCAATGTTGTCTTGCGCGGCGGCTATGTGAAGCACGCCACGGGGTTCCCCGACGATGTAGAAACCCTGATGACCTACAGCGGCGGCACCTCTGACCAGTTGTGGGCGGTGTCAGATGGCAAGTTTTACAACGCCACGGCTGCGGGTGCTATCGGCGCTGCGGCGGTCAGCGGACTGACCAACTCCAAGTGGGAATACACCAATGTCACGACCGCAGGCGGCAACTACCTGTATGCCGCTAACGGTGTCAACACGCCGTATCTTTACAACGGCACCAATTGGACGAGCATTACGGGAGTGTCTACGCCTGCCATCACAGGCGTAACAACGACAAACCTTAACTCGCCTACGCTCTTTAAGAACCGTGTGTGGTTTATCCAGAAGGACACGCTAAAAGCGTGGTACCTGCCGACCTCTAGCGTTGGCGGCGCGGCACAGGTTCTCGACCTGTCATCCATTGCGCGTCTGGGCGGCGTGTTGGTGTCGATGGCCTCGTGGACAATTGACGCTGGCTACGGCGTGGATGACAACCTTGTATTTGTCACCGACAAGGGCGAGGTAATCGTCTACCGTGGCACCGACCCCTCATCTGCGTCCACATGGGCGTTGATTGGCGTGTGGATTGTGGGTGCGCCTATCGGCACCCGCTCCCTGATGAAGTACGGCGGCGACCTTTTGGTGCTGACGCTTGACGGGCTGATTCCGATGGCCTCGGCGCTTCAGTCCTCGCGGCTTGACCCCAACATTGCGCTATCGGACAAGATACAGGGTGCGTTTGCAACGGCTGCTGCGGCGTATAAGGACAACTTTGGGTGGTGTATGTTGTACAACCCGAAGAACAACGCCCTAATCGTCAATGTCCCGGTGCGTGAAGGCGCACAAGAGCAGTTTGTGATGAACAACATCACGAAGGCGTGGTGCAGATTTACAAACTGGAACGCTTTTCACTTTGGGCTTCTTGACGATACGCCGTACTTTGGCGCGGCAAACTTCGTGGCAAAGGCTTGGACAGTAGGTAGCACCGGCTACATTGATGACACAAGCAACATAAACGGCAAGATTCTCCAAGCCTTTAACTACTTTGAGACTCGCGGCGTAAAGAAGATTTTTACACGCGCACGACCTAGCATTTTCAGCAACGGCACCCCGTCTGTGCGGGTCGGCATCAATGTTGATTTCAACATTTCAGACAATGTTGCTCCGATATCGTTTTCTACTCCGCTGACTGCCCTATGGGACAGCGCGTTGTGGAACACGGCTGTGTGGGGTTCCGACCTTGAGATTCAGAACAACTGGCAGGGCGTTACCGGCGTTGGCTACTGCGGGTCGATACAGTTTCAGAGCAGCAGCAACAAGTTAGCGATTCAATGGGCCTCAACTGATGTGGTGTATCAACTCGGATGGGCTGGCATATAACAAGCGGCCCCGAGGTGGGCGAATGGGTTTGTGGGCATACGGGCGGCGGGTATCACGCTGAACGCTCTAACGCCATCGGACTGCGTAAGGGAGAGAACATTGTCGGCGGCGTGGTTTACGAGAACTGGAACGGGCGCAGCGTGGTTTGCCACATCGCCATTTCTGACCGCTTAACCCCCGCTTACATTGCAGCTATGTTTGACTATCCTTTCAATGTCTGCGGGGTTGACAAAATCATCGCCCCCGTGGGCAGTAAAAACGCGAAAGCCATCAGGCTTGTGCGTAAAATGGGTTTCACCGAGGAAGCGCGAATAAAGAACGCCGACACCGACGGTGATATTGTTTTCCTAACCATGACACGCGATGCGTGCCGTTTTTTGGGACACCGTTATGGGCAAAAAATCACCGAAGCCGCCTCCGGCACCTGACTACGCAGCCGCAGCGCAACAGCAGGGCATCGCCAACCTAGAGGCGGCGCGTCTTACTGCGCGGCTTTCTAACCCCAATGTCATTACCCCGCTTGGTGGTCAGCGCGTGACTTACGGGCGACCGCAATTCAACCGCGCTGCGTATGACGCGGCGATGGCTAACTACAATGCGCGTCAGGCGCAAAAGCCTAGCGCACCGGCTACCGGCGCACCGGCTACTGGCAACGCGCCCCCGACCGCCCCTGTAAACATTGGCGGCGGCGCTGCACAGCCCACTACGGGCGGCGGTGGCGTGCAGATGGGCGGCGGTATGTATGGCGGCGGCGTTGACCTCGGCGTTACGCCGGAGCCTATGGCATCAAAGGCTGACGGTATGCCCGCTGCGCGGCGCGAGGCTCTGGGAATGGGCGATGACCGCGCATACACGCAGGGCGGTCGAGCCAACTTCACCACGCTCCCTACCGGAGCGCAGGTTCCTACTGCCATGCTTATCGGCGGCGGTCGCTTTGATGCGTCCGGCATGGGGCCGGGACAGACGCAACGGTTTAATCAGGGCTACGGCGGCGGGGAGTATCTGGGCGATGTGATGCCCACCCGCGAGATGTTCACCGAGATGGTGGACTTGGACACCCCGACGATTGAACAGTACCTGACCCCCGAGGCACAGGCGACCCTAGAGGCGCAGCAGCGGGTTGAGCGTGCGTTGTCCGGCCTTGGCGAACAGGCCATTGGGCGCGTGCAAAATGTCTACGGCACGGATTTCACCCCGCAGGGGCTTCCGGCGCAGCAGTTCCAATTTGGCGGTTATGGCAACCTGCCGACCCTTCCTGAGTTGCAGGGTCGCGCACGCTCTGATGTTTCGGCGCTGCCGGTTAACTTCGGCCCCACGGCAGGACAGTACGGAATGGCTGCGGGTGGCCCACAAGGGCTGAACTTGCAGGGCTTGGACACAAGCGGCATTAGCGGCGTGCAGACCGGCGCAGGCCAGTTTGGCACGGCGCAGGGTGGCCCCGCTGCCCCAACACTTCAAGGGCAGTTGGATACCTCTAGCCTTGCCGCGATGCCTGTAAACGCGGGTATGACGGCGCAGCAGGCTATTATGTCGCGCCTCGACCCGCAATTGCAGCGCCAACGGGCGCAGTTGGAAACCCAACTTGCCAATCAGGGTCTGGTGCGTGGTGGCGAGGCGTTTAACGCCGCCATCACCGAGCAGCAACAACAGGAAAACGACCTCCGAACGCAGGCCGCGCTACAGGGCATTAGCCTTGATATGGCGGCTCGTCAGCAGGGGCTAGGCGAGGCACAGGCTCTGGGCGGATTTGCCAACCAAGCGGCTTTGGCGGGGTTTGGCGCGGGTCAGCAGGCCACGGGCGCACAAAACGCTGCAATTGCCCAAAACGCTCAACTGGCGCTCCAATCGGGTCAGTTTGCCAACCAAGCGCAGGCGCAGCAGTTCGCACAGCGGCTTGCGGCGGGTGAGTTTGGTCGAGACGCGCAGATGGCATCCTTCCAGACGGGACAGGCGGCGCAGGAAGCCGTTAACCGTGCCATCGCGCAGAACTTCCAACAGGGCTTGGGCGCGGCAGGTGCGTACAACGCTGCTGCCGGTCAGCAGTTTGGGCAGGAGATGGACATTGCTGGGCTGTATAACGCCTCGCTTGCCCAGAACCAACAGGCAGCGTTGCAGCAGGCGCAGGCTCAAGCGGCGCTCCAAGCACAGGGCTTCAACCAAGCGCAGGCGGCGGCAAACTTCCAGAACGCCCAGCGTCAGGCGGCGTTGCAGGAGCAGTTGGCGCTTCGGGCGCTCCCGCTTAACGAGGTTGCAGCCATCATGGGCGGCGCACAAGTGCAGATGCCGCAGTTCCAAGCCTATCAAGGCGCAGAGGTGGGAGCGGCTCCCATCTTCGGAGCGCAACAAGCGGCGGGTAACTTCGCGCAACAAAACTACGCTAACCAGACGGCTGCATATAACGCCAAGATGGGTCTTTATGGAGACATTGCTGGTTCAATAGGAATGGCGGCAGGTCGCAAATCTGACCGTCGGTTGAAATCCAACATTGTTCGCGTCGGCACTCACCCGCTTGGCATCGGCATCTACGAGTACGACATCTTTGACCGGCGAGAACGCGGCGTAATGGCTGATGAGGTTGAGCAGGTCAAACCCGAGGCTGTGGCTATAGACCCAGCAGACGGTTATAAGATGGTTAACTACGGGATGTTGCAATGAGAACCCCTTACCAAACCTTTAACGCTCCCCCCATGATGAACGGCGGTCGCGGTCAGCGCATGGCGCGTATGCTCCAGATGCAGGGCCAGAGCCAGCAGGTGAGCAACAACGCAGGGGCGCAGACCGATATGCAGTATTCGCCCCCGCAGAACGCTGCCGACATCAACCGTGCGCCGCGTCAGTTCCTGCGGCAGTACCCGAAGATGCCGAAGTCGCCGGGGATGACCAACCCGCAGGGTGGCCCTGACCGGGGAGGATTCGAGAATGGCTGACGGACGCTACAAAACAGTCTCAACCTTTGCGCTCCCAGACGAGTACCAGCGGCAAGCCTCCGAGGCACGCCGTCGTCGCCGTATGGCAGAGATGTTGGCGCAGCAGGCATACCAGCCGGGGGACATCCAGAACGCCCCCATTCCTCGCGGAGCGCCTTTGGTGCAGGGTCTGCAATCGTTCCTCGCTGCCCGTGCTGCCCGTAAGGCAGATGAGGCTGAAGAAGGCGCAATGAAGGCGCAAACGCAAGAGGCACGGGATTTCCTTCGTGCGTTGACTGAGCCTGCCAAAACGATGACGATTGGCGAAGCCGCAATGCAAAACATTGCACAAGCGGGAACGCCGGAACTAGTAGACGGTCGGTTGGAATACCGGAAGACCGCTATGCCTGCCCCGACTCCAGAAATGGTTCCGCAAGCAGGCCCACAAGTGCGCTTGGGGCGCAGACCGGAAGACGACCAAGTGTATATGCCAACCGCAACGGGTCGAGAAACTGACCCGCAACGCATGGCTGCAATGCTTGCCAATCCTCAATACAAGGCTGAATTTACGCCCGAACAAAAGCGTGCGCTTGCCCTTGAGGGCGTGTTGACCAGTCAAAACCCGCTTGTGCAGAAAATCGGGCAGATGCAATACGGGGCGATGCAACCTTCGCAGATGGATGTTAGCGCGGTAAATCTTTCTGACCTTACGCCGGACAGCGCACGAAAGTTTGCGCGTAGCCGCAACCCCGATGACATTGTTTATCGAACGCCGGAGTCAAAAGAAAGATTGGTAGCGGTAATTAAAAACGGCAGGCCAATTTATGTAAACGAATCAGAAGCAAAAGGCATGATTCCTGCTACCGCGCAAACAATTCGCGTTTCAACTGGTAGCGGTAGCGCAGACCGTGGGCAATTGTACAAAGTTACCGGCCCTGATGGTAAGCCAAAATATGTCACACGCGACGATGCTATCGGTATGCAGCCTGCTCCAACTGCAACAGCGCAAAAAACCGGCGGCCCAACCGGAGATTCGTCTGTAGATAGGCGGCAATATCGAACAACCAAGCGCGAATTGCAAAATTCGTATATTGCTGTAAACGATTTTTTGCAAGCACTTAAAACAACGCCAAAAGAAGAAAGCATTGTTGGTGAAAAGGCTGGCGCGTTGTCTACAAAATACAAACTTGCATTGAGTGCAGTTAGAACTTTGCAAAATACTGGCGTTATCAATGTCGGCGAATTGCCGTTTCTTGAAGACGCGCTGCGCGACCCGCAAAAGATTTCGCAATTGTTTAATCCGGGTTCTAGAGAGACAATTACTGGTCAAATTAACGCGCTTGCTGATTTGCTTGAAGCACAAAGCGATTCGCTTGATGAGTCTTATGGTTACGACGCTGCACCTTTGCGCGGCAGCGAAACCCGTAGAGCAAACCGAGTTCCAGCAGCAGCAGCGGCAGCAGGCATTACGCAAGAAGAATGGGATAACTCCACAGAAGAGGAGAAAGAGCCGTGGCGTTAACCGCACAACAAGCCGCATCGCTCAAAGCAATTAAAGAGCGTAAAAACCAAAACCAAGAGATTGGCGTTGTTCCAATGCTAGTCAAGGCTGGAATTAACGCCCCTGCAAGTGCGGCGCGGTTTGCACGCGATGTAGTCGAGCCTTTCCTTTCGCCTGTTGATACGGCAAAGGCTGTTGTTAACCTTGGAAGCAGCGTACTTGGAAAAATTGGCGTTACGGATTCTGACCCAACTCTTGCTAATCAAGTAGGCAATTATTTTGTAGACAGGTATGGCGGCGTTGATAACGCTATGCGTACTTTTTCTGAAGACCCCGTTGGCATGGCATCCGATGTTGCTGGATTGTTAACAGGTGGCGGTGCTATTGCGGCAAAAGTACCGCGTCTTGCTCGTTTGGCTGGCGCTTTAGAAAAAACAGGTCGCGCTGTTGACCCGTTAAACATTGCTGCAAAAGGCGCAAAGGCTACCGGCAAAACTACTGCTTTTTTAACTGGGCTTACTTCCGGCGCTGGTATGCGCTCTATAGAAGAAGCCGCAAAAGCAGGATATGCAGGCGGTTCACAGGGAGATGCTTTTGTTACTCAAATGCGGCAACCTGAAAAGTTTAGAAATGTTCTTGATGAAGCCGAGCGTGCGGTTGATGCTGTGCGGCAACAAAGGTCACGCAATTACAAAGCGGGAATGGCTGGCATATCTCAAGACGCTACGGTGTTGGATTTTGCGCCAGTACGCAATGCGTTTGACCAGATTAAATCAATGGGGCAATACGCCGGTCGTTCCGGCATGGGTATAGCAAAAAGCATCAATGAACCTGCTGTTGCTGCTGTTGAAAAACTTGAAGACATTATTGGCGATTGGGAATTTTCCGACCCAAAAGAATTTCATACGCCGGAAGGATTTGACGCGCTTAAAAAGAAGATTTACAACCAATCAAGAGGTTATGCTTTTGGCACGCCGGAGCGCGTTGTTGCTGACCAAATGTATAACGCCGTGCGGCAAGTTGTGGCTAATCAAGCCCCTGACTATTCCCGTGTAATGGGTGCTTACGAAGAAGCAAGCGACCTTCTTAAAGAGTTTGAAAAATCTTTATCGCTTAACGACAAAGCAACCGCAGATACTACGCTGCGAAAATTGCAGTCTATTTTAAGAAACAATGCCAACACTAATTACGGTGCGCGAGAGGCATTAGGACAAGAGTTGGTACAAGCGGGTGCAACTAACCTAATGCCCGGACTTGCCGGACAAATGATGAGTTCGCCAACACCGCGTGCGCTTTCTGGGCAAATGACAGGCGTAGGAACAATAGTTAACGCGGCGCAGAGTTTTCCCGGTTCGGTTTTAGAACCAACAACTTTAGCGTTAATGGCATCAACAAGCCCTAGAGCAGTTGGTGAAATAGCCTATGCTGCGGGGCAAGTGGCTGGTGTGCCAAAAAAACTTGCAGCGTTGCTTGGTCAATATGGCGACACTTTGAGTCAGCAAAATCCGCGATTGGCTCCGGTCATTGCATCAACACGCAAAGCCATTGCAGCAGGCAAGCGCGTTAACCCCGTATATGCACAACAATTGGCTTTGCAACTTTCTAGACTGCAAGAAATAGACGCAGAGCGTAGAAAGCCAATTACACAGGAACAGGAGTAATCACAGATGTCTTTTAATGGCTCGGGTACATTCCTTATCAACACGGCAGGCCAGCCTGTCGTCTCTGGCACCGTCATCTCGTCCACGGCGTTTAACGCCCTGACGGCTGACCTTGCCACCGGCCTCTCGACCGCCATTACGAAGGACGGTCAGACGACAGTTACGGCTAACATCCCGATGTCCACCTACAAGTTCACGGGGCTTGGGGTAGGCTCTGCCGCCACGGACTCTGCGAACTTGTCGCAGGTACAGTCTACGGTCACCAAACTGCTTACGAGCGTCTCTGGGACGGACACCATCACGGCTGTGGGTGCGCCTGTGGTTGCCGCCTACGCTGCCGGACAGATGTTCTATTTCGTCGCCACAGGCGATAACACGGGCGCGGTGACGCTCAACATCGACTCGCTTGGCGCAAAGGCTGTGACCCGTGACGGGTCTGTGGCGCTTGTTGCGGGTGACATCAAGAGCGGTGAGGTGGTGGTAGTCGTCTATGACGGCACGCGCTTCCAAGTCGTCTCGCAGTTGAACAGCGCCGGTAACGCGACCTTTGCCAATGTGTCCATCACCTCGGCGCTCAATGTTGGCGGCGTGGCTACCTTTACGGCAAACCCTGTTCTCTCCGGCGGCACCGCCAACGGCGTGTTGTACTTGAACGGCAGCAAGGTGGCGACGAGTGGGAGTGCGCTGACATACGACGGCACGACATTTACAAGCGGCGCACATACGCTTTCAACAGGCGTATTGACTGTTCCTGCCGGTTCTGCCGCAGCCCCGTCTATCACCACGACCGGCGACACCAACACCGGCATCTTCTTTCCCGCCGCAGACACGATTGCCTTCACGGAGGGCGGCGTTGAGGCTGCAAGGATTGATAGTTCCGGCAACCTCGGCATCGGGACGACTTCGCCGGGAAGCAAGTTAGAAATATCTGCGTCCAACCCTGTTTTCACCATTTACAACACCAACACAGGCGACAACGGCATTACTTGGGAGTCTGACGCGGCTTCTGGCGCGTCTCGCGCATCGCTGTTTTTAAACTATGTCAACGCTGAATTGCGAATGACGGCTGGTGCTGGCGGTGGGAGTTATTTCCAATCGTTTTATACCAACGGCACCGAACGCGCCCGCATCTCGGCGACTGGAGATTTTGGGATTGGTACCTCTTCTCCTGCGTACAAATTGGATGTCAACGGAAACATCCGGCAGAGTTCGACCGCGTTGGTAACTGCCGTTGCGGGGCTTTGGGAGTACGACGGCTCCGTAAACTATGTCACTCCATCCGGCACCCAGCGCGGCGTGGTTCCGGGGATGCAGTACTACGCCCTGAACGCATCGCTTGCTGGCGCAAACGTCAACACCGCGCAGAGTGTTTTAGGTGTCGGCGTGACCCTGAGTAGCAATACCCGGTACGCCTTTGAGGCGGTTTATGCCCTCTCGAAGACCGCCGGAACGACATCGCACACGACCGGTATCGGCTTTGGCGGCACGGCTACCATCAACAACATCGGGTACTGGGCGCAGGCTGGCTCCATTAATAGCACCGGATTTGTTGATCTAAGCAACTCAGGTTCGTTCCAGTACTACATCCAAACGGCAGCCAACACCGTCCTAAACGGCGCTCAGGCGCAGGCCGCTACCTTCCGCATGTACAAAATTAGCGGTACGGTGTCTGTCGGGACCGGCGGCACATTTATTCCGCAGTACACCTTGTCTGCCGCACCGGGCGGGGCTTACACGACGGCGGCTGGGTGCTGGTTTAGGATCTATCCGATTGGCGCGGCTGGCAGCAATGTCAGCGTTGGAACTTGGGCTTAAAAAGGGACATTCTTATGGCTACTATCACTTGGAACATCTCGCAACTCGACTGCCTCCCGCAGGAGGACGGCAATACCGATGTCGTTTTCATCGTTCATTGGTCTTGCAACGGCGTGGACGGAGACTACAACGGAACCGTCTACTCAACCTGCTCCGTGCCGTTTCAGAAGGACAAGTCCTTCACCCCCTATGCTGACCTCACGCTCGACCAAGTGCTCGGCTGGGTCTGGGCCAACGGCGTGGACAAGGACGCTACAGAGGCTGCGGTGCAGCAACAGATTGACAATCAGATTAACCCGCCGGTCGTCTCGCCGCCGCTGCCGTGGGTGTCGCCGTGATTAACCTCACGCTCACGACCGAAGAGGTCAACGCCATCCTGCAAGTGCTTGGGCAGTTGCCGACGAGCAGCGGTGCGTGGCCCCTTGTCGTCAAAATCAAGGAGCAGGCAGAGCCGCAGGTGCCGAAGGAGCAGCCGTCGTGACCACGGTACAAGACCTTGAGGTGACTGTGACGAGTCACATCGATGTTTGCGCGGTGCGCTACGAAGCCATCCATGCGCGGCTAAAGCGTCTGGAGAACCTTCTGATGCGGGTTGGCGGGGCGATTATCGTCATCCTGCTGACCGCGTTTGGCACGGTGACGATGATGTTCTTGGAGTCCATTAAGTGATACCTGCCGCAATCCAAGCCATCCTAACGCCGCTTCTGGGCAACGGACTTAACCTTGTTGCCAACGCTGTGCTGGCAAAGGGCAAGGACTTCGTAGAGAAAAAATTGGGCGTGGAACTCAAGCCCGATATGTCCAGCGAGGATTTGGCGCGGGTACAGATTGCCCAGATGGAGCATGAAGAGGAACTGCTCAAGTTGCGTCTGGAAGAGGACAAACTTGACCTCGCTGAACTTGAGATGCTGCTCAAGGACACCAACGATGCGCGGGTACGCGAGACGCAGATTGTCACCTCCGACAAGGCACCGCTGCTAAACAAACTCATCACGCCGATTTTGGCGCTTGGGCTGCTTGGCATCACCTTCACGCTCTTCGGCATCGTGCTGTTCCAAGCAAGCCCGATTGACCCTAGCCGCAAGGACATCCTCATCTACATCTTGGGCGTGCTGTCTGCGGTCGCTACGCAGGTTGTCTCGTACTACTTTGGTTCTAGCCAGTCGAGCAAGGACAAGACCGAAGCACTTAAGGAAGCCATGAAATGAGCCTCGTAAAAGAACAAGCGGCGTTCCTGCTGGATGTCGCCAAACTCATCAACAAGGCGACCGAGTTGGGTTTTGTCGTCACGGGCGGTGAACTTGCCCGTACCCCGGAACAGCAGGCCATCTATGTCAAGACGGGGCGCAGCAAGACGATGAACAGCATCCACCTCAAGCGATGTGCCATCGACCTTAACTTCTTCAAGGACGGCAAACTGACCTACGACATCCCTGCTCTTACGCCGGTTGGCAAGTATTGGGAGAGCCTCAACGAGAAGAATCAATGGGGCGGGTTCTGGAAGTCGTTCAAGGATGTTCCTCATTTTGAAAGAAAAGTCTGATATAACCCAGTCATGCAAACTGGAATTCCATCAACATTTTCGTTGTTGGGGCATCAAATTGATGTTGTTGTTATTCCGGCAAAAGATTGGAAGCGTTCAGATTGCGTAGGAATATGGTTGCCGCAACTATTAAGAATAGAAATAAAAAACACTTCTCGGGTTACTGCGCTTCAACAGGTTTTTTGCCACGAATGGGTACACGCGATGCTTGACATGATGTCACATCCTCTTTCTACGGACGAACAGTTTGTTGACCAATTAGGCCATCTCCTTCAACAATCTCTCACTACATTTGAAATGAAAAATGTCCGTAAGAAAAGCAACAGACGAACAAATAATTGCGGCTCTGAAAAGCAATAACGGCAGTCGCTCTAAAGCGGCTGTTAAGTTGGGTTTGTGCCTTCGTGCGCTTGCAAGCCGTTTAGTTTCAATGCGTAAAAAAGGCATCGAAATTCCCGAAGTTAATTATTTAAGATTTGTCGATAAAGAAGAATATTCGTTTACTCCGCTTCCCGAAAGTGATGTTCCGATTGAAGAATTGATTGCACATCGCAAGCGTCAATTTGTTCACAAGCGCGACCACGAAGAAGCCTCCAAACTTATCCCCATCCGCATCAAGATTCCCGGCGCTGTAGGGCTGCTGTTTTTTGGCGACCCTCATGTCGATGACGACGGCACCGACATAGAAGCGTTGGAACGCCATACGGCGCTCGTAAAGGCTACTGAAGGGCTTTTTGCAGTCAATGTCGGGGATACCACTAACAACTGGGTAGGGCGTTTAGCGAGGCTATACGGCGACCAAAGCACCTCTGCGGCGCAGGCATGGCGGTTGGCAGAGTGGTTCATGGGGCAATGTGATTGGCTGTGGTTGTTAGCCGGAAATCACGACCTATGGAGCGGAGCGGGTGACCCGATGCGTTGGATTGCTCGTCAGCAATCAGCCCTTTATAAATCATCAGAGGCTAGAATCAACTTAAAGTTTCCAAACGGCGTTGAAGTGCGAATCAACAGCCGTCACGACCACGCAGGGTCATCCATTTGGAACCCCGCGCATGGTTCGATGAAAGCCGCCATCATGGGAACCCGCGACCATATTTATGTTGCGGGTCACAAGCATGAGTCGGCCTACAGCGTACTTAAAGACCCCATTACTGACATCACTATGCACGCGCTAAAAGTTGCGTCATACAAGGTTTACGACCGATACGCGAAAGAAAGAGGCTTTCGGGACAACGCCCTTTCGCCCTGTGCGTTGGTGACCATCAACCCAAGCCTGCCGTCTCACCACGCGGATATGATTAAGGTTTTCTGGGAACCGGAACATGGAGCGGACTACCTCAAGTTTCTCCGACGACAGACCTGAAGTTTGCAAAAACTGTGTGTTTTGTTGCCCGTGGAACGGCGAGGGATGGGGCTGCGGTCATGCTACGGTAAACGGGTTGCTTGATAACATTTGCCGCTGCGACGGCAAACATTTCGTGCAATTTAAACCGTTTAAAATGGCGAGGGTGGATTCGAACCACCGTTAGCGGAGTCAAAGTCCGCTGTCCTGCCGCCTAGACGACTCGCCAGCCGTTTACCAAGTATCCCGATAGCCTCGGCTGCACGCCCAATTAGGCTTTGGCACGCGGCTCCATTCGTAGTGTCTGCGTGCCTTTAGGTTGCGGAACCAGTTGACGAACCATCTAACCATAGTGCCTCCACGCTGTAGGACTGTGACGGTGATTTCCAATCTTTAGACGGCTCACCTGACAGGTGGCTCGGGTCAATCCAATGCAGTTTGTTGTTGGGGTAGGCGATAAACGGCCCTGACTCCAGCCGGATAATGTGATGGTCTTTGCTCTGGTCGCTGACCTCTGACCAGCCTCCGTTGTGCCAGAAGATGCTGAACAAATAGACCCCCGGCCTCCACACTCCGTCCCTGCCTCTGGCGCGGACGCGGTGATTCCGCAGGAACTCCATCTCCCTGACCTCGGCGTGGCGGCTAAAGGAATCCCACCAGCAGACGAGTTCTAAAGCCATTGGGGGGCATGGCTTGCTGACAAGGGCATGGATAGGCACCCTCGCCCATTGCGCCCCACAGGCTGCCATAACGCTAAACATGGGTACTCGGGCGGGTTCAGCCCGGAACCCGAAGATGGTGCAGGGGGTGAACTTTCCTTTGCCCGTCTGGTGGTCATATAGGAATTCGTTGCGGATGTACGCCGGGGTGTACGGCGTATCTACCATGAAGGTCACAGTAGTCCTTCCCGGTCGAGTTGCGCGAGGGTTCGAGCCATGCCTTCTAGGTGCAACAAGCGCACATAGTCCCGGTCGAGGTCGGTATGCGCTCGACGGTCGATAGCATCGTGGCACGCGCTACAGGCCCATGCTCCAAGGATGTCGGGCGACTTCATGCCAATCCCAGATACCCCGGCAAGCCTGTAGTGCGCCAGCACGGTTGTCTCGCTGTTGTGGTTGCAGACCTCTGGGATACGCACCATGCAGCCGCGTCCTCGGGCTTCCTTACGCAGTTTCATACGACGGCTCCGGTATCACGATGCCCATATCAAGGCACTTTGTTTCGAGAAACAGCAAGTAATCGCTAAACTCTTGTTTGTCGAGCGCAGAGGAACGCTTGAGCGGTCGCATACGCTTTCTGCCAAACCCCTCTAGCGTCTCCCATCCAAAACACTCGCCCAGAAAGTAATCGTGCAGGTCATCACGCTGCCATCCGCGCAATGCCTCACCACCGCCCTCAAGGATGGACGGGTACACCACGCCCCACAGGAACTTGTTCTGTTGGTTGGTGCGCGGCTTCTTCCACTCCGTAACCTCGACCGCCCATGTTTTGAGCGGGTCAAGGTTAGACACCATCCGCGTTACGACAGATGCCATAGCGTCCGGTCTAGTGCCTCGCGGGAAGATGCGTTTCATCGCTCGGATGCCCTCACCCGTCCAGCCCATTGCTTCCATTCGTGGGCATATTCGACATTCTGGTATTCATCGAACCACGGGCCACCCTCGGTGAAATGCACGCAAGTCGGGTCAGGAACCTGCGCCCGTGTGTGCCAGCCCTCCAAGTAATTGAAGGTCGGCGGCAACGCACCAATGTTTCGGTCGTTTACCCACATGAACCGATGCAGGTACATCCCGGTTTCGCTGTTCACGATTTCGGGTGTCAGCCCACCCATTGACGGATGGCTGCAATTGAACCACATAAACGACGACCAGTTTTTGCGCGGGTATTGGCGCTGTACCTGCCCGTCCATTTTTGTCAGAGATGTGGGCTTGTAGTCGTGTTGGACACACCACACGGCAACATCAGGATTGTTGAAGTCAAGCAACGGCTTCAGACTGTGCCGTACCAGAAAGTCACAGTCCATGAACAAGGCATTGCCTCTGAAGTTGCAGAGCGCAGGCACAAGGAACCGGCTGAAACTAAACTCCGTGGATGAGAACGGGTCTGGTTCGCGCCAATACATCCCCATTTCACGGAGGTCATCCAGTCGAAGCGCGACAACCTCTGCCTCCATGTGTTCCAGAATGGACGCACGGGCCACCTCGTAGGCGATGTCCTCGCGGCTATCGTATCCGATGAAGATTTTCAAAACGGCAAATCCTCATCGTCGTTGAACTTCTCGGGGTTCTGTTCTGCCATCGTTTTAGGACGCGCAGCCCGTTTCGGCTCAAACTTGAGCGACAGAAAAGCATCGCCGGTCTTACTGCTGCGCTTAATCCACGCGCTGATGTTGAGGTCGATATTGTTAAGAACGGCAGAGCCGCGATAATCGGGGGCTTTTTCGTTGCCGCGCTTATCGTTCTTAAACAAAACGCCACGGTTGTTGTTGTCGTACTGCTTATTCACAGGGTCACCTTTTCTAGTTTGTTAAGTTTGTCGTCCAACTCTTGCAGGAAAGTAATTACCTCCTGCTCAAGTATCTTGATGTAGTCGTCATCACGCGGGACGCGCACGACTAACAGTTGCAGGCGCTCGGGCAAACGCGGGTCGTAGGACACGAAATCGCACCACGGTCTGCCCGTGCAAGCCATCTGCCATTGCATCTGCGTGAAGTATTTAAGGGGGGGAAGTTCTGCCAACACATACTCAAGGTGAGTAGCGGTGTTCGGGCATTTGATTTCCACCAAACCCTCCTCGGCAAACCCGTCGGGGGAGGCACCAGACATTGCAACAGTCGGATGGTCTATAAAGCCGACATCCTCAACCAGTATCCCGGTCTTTGCGGCGTAGGCTGCTTTGGCTTGCGGCTCGGTTTGGGTACCCCATTCCATCGCTGCATTGCTGAACGAAGATGCCTTCTGCCCTGTCAGGCGCTCGACCACAAGGTCAGCCATATAGTTAGCGCGGCCTGCGCCATAGCCGGTCTTGGTCTTGGCGATGACATCAGCCACACGCGAGGCCGTGACCTTGCCAAGCCGTGCCGCAAACCAATCGTCAGTTCTCTGTTCCATTAGGCTAATTCCTTCTTGCGTGCGCTGAACGCATCCATGTGCGTTGCGCGGATGGCGGGGTCAAGTGATTTGAACAAGGTAACAAGCGCAGCCGCGTCAGTCACAGACGCAATCTGCGCCAGCACTTCGGGGTTAGGCTCGACCTTTTCCGACTCTGGCAAGTCCTCGCCTGCGTAGATGTAAAGCCCAAGCCCGTGCATTGCGATGGTCTTTGTAAGACAACGCATGATGGCGCTATTCACGGCAAACGCATCAGGGTTGACGATTGCCCGGTTCCGGTTGTCCATCACCGGCAGGACGCAAGTCTTGGTGTTACCCTTCACCTCGACCGACACCTTGACCATAGCGGTGCCGTCCGGCAGGAACATCGCAGGGCGGTCGGCCCATTCGTGCGCGTTCCACCACGCGCCGGGGTCGAGTTTCAGCACCTCGGCCCACGCCCATGCCCATGACAAGTAGGTGAGGTTGCCCTTGCGCTCGGTGTGACCGTTGACATTGATTTTCAGAAGTTCCGACATTTCTTGCTCTCCTCAATCATTTGTTTAAGTTCGCGCCGCAGTTCGTTGTGGCGGTCGATGTCTGCCTGCGTCCAAGTAAAGATGACCGGCTCGGTGTAGTACCGGTGTTCCTCACATTCGCGCTGCTGTTGCCAGTCGTCCATTAGAAAGTCCTCACAGCAAGCCACGCGAGGGCGGCAAACATGGCAAACGAGAACAGGTACAGGCCAACGGTTTTCATATTGAAGCCCTCGCCATGTGCAGGGCTTGGAACATCAGCCGTTGGTTGGTTCGAGCGCAAATAACAAACGCTGCACGGATGTCTGCGTGCGCTCTGGCGTGCTTCATCGCAAGGTCACGGGCTGCTCTGGATTCACCTGCTGCGATTGCCCATCTGATTGAGGGCGGCAGGTGTTGGGGGATGGGTCGCATATCTGTTGCTCCTGTCTGTGGATTGACTCGACAGGGATAGGTTAACACAGGTTACGGGTATGTCAACACCCCCCTTGAAATATTTTTCACGCCCGTTAACTTACCGCTTCATGGACATCCAAGACGCCCTCGCAGTCGCAGGTAGCAAAGCCGCCCTCGCCCGTAAACTTGGGGTGTCCCGCCCTGCCGTCAGCAGGTGGGTCAAGGCAGGGAAACTACCTGCCATGCGCGTATGGCAATGGAAGGCTCTAGAAGCCGTCACCCCGCCGATTACAGCCGATTCTACGCCTACCCCCGGCCGACCCCTTCCCCGGCTGTAAAGCCGCCAGAATCTCTCTGGTGCGGGTTCCTGTGCGATTAAACGTTGTAAGGCTTTTTAAGCATCTGCGTCTTTTGCGTCTTTTACCTAGTCCCCCCGTATACGCGCGCGCACGCGCTAACGGTACTCTTAGGAAAAAGCCGCAGAAGCCGCAGAAACCTCAGAAACGACAAACCCCCTGAACGGGGGCTTGACGCGGCAGGGGGGCTGCCTATACGCTTGCGAGGCTATTCGAGCGTGATGGTTAATCTACACGGCTGTTCTAGTCGTGTCAAACACCCCAGCACGCAGCCCCTCGACATGGGTTAAATCTGTCGGCAGCGGGGCCGGTGCAACTCCGGTTGGCGTAAGCCACGACCTCGGGCTGCTTAAATCGCCGGGGCGGGTTATATCGACGGGTATACGGGCATAACCGGAACCTCTCGACATCCCTACATGATGTGGGGGTTAGGGGGGTTTTCTCTGGGTTCCGAGCATAGGGGTGAAGAATGGGGAATCATACTCATAGAGTCATCTTGACCTCTGCATATCTTCGAGCCGTGCGCGGTCAAAATCTGTCGAAAGGCGAATCGCCAATCAAACTTGCCGTGCAATGGTTGCAGCAAATGCAAGGCACTCGGCAAAAAAATCTTGATGAAAGTGATGCAAGTTATTTAGATGCACACAAACAAGTGATGCGGGAAACCACCAGAAAAGCCGTTAAAACGCCGAAAAAAAGAACACAGCAAAAATCAACAAGAATTAAAAAAAGAAAATTTGATTTTCGCGGAACTTCTGATTTTCTTGAAACATATGAGTGGCGCAAACTGCGGATGCAGGTGCTTTTGAGATACGGCCCTCGGTGTATGTGTTGCGGTGCAACGCCGCAGACCGGGGCGGTGATAAATGTTGACCACATCAAACCTCGCGCAACCCATCCAGAACTTGCGCTTGATGCCGAAAACCTGCAAATCCTTTGCAATTCCTGCAATCACGGCAAAGGCAATTGGGACACTACGGATTGGAGGCCCAAACCAGCCTAAACTAAAGTTGTTGCATTAACCTCCGTGAACAGTTACGCTTGTCCTGTCTAACCACAAAGAGGTTTTTATGCACGAACTAGACGAAGCCGCATGGGAGCGATGGGTTGCCTACCGCAAGGCCATTCGCAAGCCCATAAAGGAAGTCAGCGAACACGCGATGAAACTCAAACTGTCGCGCTTTGGCGCTGACCAAGATGCCGTAGTCGAGCAGTCCATTGCTAACCAGTATCAGGGGCTGTTCGAGTTGAAGAAGTCCGCACCCCGCCCCGGCGAGAAGGTCGAGAAGACCGATAAGCAGAAAGCCGCCGACATTTCTCGTCACGCTGAACAAGATGCGTGGAACGCGAAGGGCTGGAACACGCAGGAGCCGACCCCGCTAAACCGGCTCAAGTTGTGTGAGGCATATCTTGCTCGATTAACCATCAGCCCTGATGCGGATGCGATGGAGCGTCTGAAGGACTCAACCGCCGCCGCGTTGCGGTCAGCGGATGCAGCCGAGGTGCTGGGTCACCCGCACCTGATGTCGATGGTTCGCCAACTTTTTGGTGAACGCGGTCTGAACAAACTCAAAAAGCGAGAGGTGCAATCGTGAAGGCAACAATAAACGACATGTGGGATGCGTTGAAGGCGTATCAGTCGCAGGCAAACGCCGACGGTCACGGCCAGTCGTGGCAAATAGCGTGCCAAACAAAAACCGTAGCCGACATGGACGCTGCAATCGAGGATTCGAGTGAACGGATGCAGGAAGCCGACCCCGATTACGAACGGATGCAGGAAACCGACACCGATTACGAGTTGTTTGGTGGTCGCCCGAACGACGATTACGAGCGGATATACACCGCAGGCGAGGCAATGATTAACGCGGTATATGTGATGCAATCGGATGTTTCGCAGCAGGAAAACATCACGATGGCGATTCGACTCATCCAAAAGGCGCAGGAAATCGGATGACCCGCACTTGTAAGCAGTGCGGACAAAAGTTCAGCGGCGCGTCGAGCATTCTCCAGCATCGCAGCGGTGCGTGCGGTGGCGAGGAACTGCTGAAGTCTCGCGGCTGGGTTAAGACCAAAGCGGGTTGGGTATCACCACAACGCGCAGCGCACGACAAACGCCGTGGAGTTTGAGCGGCTGATGAAAAACCGGGATGCG